ATGGTGGGTGTAGGTGTAATATTGATGCAGGCTGAGTCGTCGGGCACGGTGGGCTTACCTCCAAGAGTGTCTGTAAACCCAGAGCTAGTCGGGCAGTAGTAAATCGTCAGGTTAACGTGGGTGCTTGAGAAAGCGCCATCCCCCACCGTGGGGGCATTCCCCTGCATGGTGATGCTAGTAAGGCTAGTGCAATTAAAGAACGCATAATCCCCAATGCTGGTCACGCTGTTGGGGATGGTGACGCTGGCAAGGCTGGTGCAATTAAAGAACGCAAAATTCCCAATGCTGGTCACGCTGTCGGGGATGGTGACGCTGGCAAGGCTGGTGCAACCATAGAACGCACTATACCCAATGCTGGTCACGCTGTTGGGGATGGTGATGCTGGTAAGGCTGGAGCAATTTCTGAACGCACCATACCCAAGGCTGGTCACATATAAACCAATTTCTACAGCGGTTAAAGTTTTGTTGATGTTCCTGCTGGAATCTAACAACACCGTATCACTGCTGGTGCTGGTGGTTCCATCACTGTAATAGAAAATAGTCACAGATGATGTACGGGTGGGGGTTAATGTTGGTGTGCTAGTAGGAGTTGGCGTGGGTGTTGGTGTAGCAGGATTGCCCGATAATGTTGGCGTGGGTGTAGTAGGATTGCCCGATAATGTTGGCGTGGGTGTAGTAGGATTGCCCGATAATGTAACCGAAGGAGTTGGTGTGGGTGTAGTAGGATTGCCCGATAATGTAACCGAAGGAGTTGGTGTGGGTGAGGGCAATGGGTTATTTAGCGTTATATTATTTTTAGCCACAACTATATATCCTGAATTACTAATAAAATGGGTAAATTGCGGGGCAATATCGAATGGTCTGTAGGTTCTTAGGACGTATTGAGATGGGGCTACTATTTGTACCGCACATAAAGAAGCGCTAATCGAGCTTAATGCTATAGGTACTTCAAAAGGATATTGAAATACGGAGTATTTACCAAAAGAATCGCCAGGCAAAATAATCTGATTCATATGTTATTATTTATTTTTTTTAAGATAAATTTACAACTCCATTTACAAAAATACCTGTAAATTGATAATTATTTCCTGGAGTACTATTTAATTTATATCCAAAAGATGTACCTAATCTATCTGTTGTAAAATTAATAAAACTTCTAAAACTACCGCTTAAATTTACAGTCATAGTAACAAAATCAATCGAACTACCACCATTATTAAAATAAACAGTATCAGCATAGTTGTAGGGTGAAACGGAATTAATTTCTATCTTTTGACCCGGGCTAACATTTTCTGGACCTACTAAAGAAAATAGAAAGTTAGTACTAGAAGTTAATGACGGTGTCACACTGGGCGTTGCTGTTGTTGTAGGAGTAACCGGTAAACCAGATGCTGTGGGTGTAGTGCCCGGAATTCTTGTAGGTGTAAGCGTTTGGGTAGGGGTAGGGGTAGGTGTTGGTGTTGTTGTAGGAGTAACCGGTAAACCAGATGCTGTGGGTGTTGGTGTAGCAGGATTGCCCGATAATGTAACCGAAGGAGTTGGCGTGGGTGTAGCAGGATTGCCCGATAATGTAACCGAAGGAGTTGGCGTGGGTGTAGCAGGATTGCCCGATAATGTTGGCGTGGTGGGAGGGGTAGGAGTAGGGGTAGTCGGTAAACTAGATGCTGTTGATGTCGCTGTAGGTGTAATGCCCGGAATTCTTGTAGGTGTAAGTGTCTGAGTAGGTGTTTGTGTAGGGGTGGGTGTTGCTCCGGTATTAAAATATACGTTTCCTGCTATAAATGTACTGAAAAATTGTGGGTATGATTTATTAAACCCTTGTAGGCTATAACCAAACGGCTGACTAATTCTTGTTGATTCAAAGTCAACCTGAATTCTAGCTCTACCATCTACCCATATACGCATGGGGGGAATAGCAGGCAACCCTCCAGTGCTTACCCCATTAAAACAAAAACTATCTAAATAGTTTTCAGCTGAAAATAAAGAAATATCTTCAACAGTATTATTACCTTCAACACAATATGAAAATGGGTTCGGTGTTGTCGAAGGAGTAATTGAAGGAGTAATTGATGGAGTGCTTGTTTGAGATGAGGTTGGAGTATTGGTAGGTGAAGGAGTTAGTGTAGAAGTAGCGATAGGAGTAGGTGAATTTGAAGGTGTAGGTGTTTGTGTTGGTGTTTCTGATCGTGTTTCTGATGGTGTTTCTGATGGTGTGACTCCTATAGTTAGTGTAGGGGTGCAGGTATTCGTGATTGTAGGTGTATTTGTAGGAGTTTCTGTTTGTGTTGGCGTTGCTGTTAAAGTATTGGAAGGCGTAGGTGATTTGGTAACTGAAGGTGTAGGTGATTTGGTAACTGAAGGTGTAGGTGTATTTGTAGCTGTTTGAGAAGGCGTTACTGATGCGGTTGGTGTGTTCGAGGGAGTTATAGAAGGAGTAGGTGAATTCGTTGGGGTTGATGTTACAGGTATACCTAGATCCGCAGCGATGCCCACAAATCCTTCTTGCATAATTTTTTCAAAACTCGTGCGACTTAATCGCTCTCTACGTAGACGATCGTTTGTACTTAAGTTGTCTAAAACCCGCGGATCTTTTTTACGCACAGCCATTTATATTATTTAAGCACTACAAAAGCATTCTTCTAAAATTAATTTCCTGTCTTAAAATCATCACCTTTTTTTATAGCATAACTAATAAATTGTCAAAATCTTTAGTTCTTTTTATATATCCCAATTAATTATTAATTTTATGTTATAACGAAATTACCACCTATATCATCGTATCCAACGCCCTGTTGCGTGCCTGGTGTTTGAGTAACAGATGGTGTTATAGAGGGCGTTATAGTATTTGAAGGGGTAATAGAGGGCGTTATAGTATTTGAAGGGGTAATAGAGGGCGTTATAGTATTTGAAGGGGTAATAGAGGGCGTTATAGTTCTTGTAACTGAAGGTGTAACTGTGCTTGTAGAAGTACGGGTTACTGTATTTGTCGGTGTTGCTAAAGGTGTCTTGGTAGCTGTAGGTGTTGGTGATAAGCCAGGGGTTGCAGTATTTGTAGGAGCAGGAGTATTAGTCGGCGTTGTTTGAGGTGTAGGTGTATTAGAAGGGGTTGCTAAAGGCGTTGATTGAGGCGTCGTTGTTGGTGTTGCTGTAGGAGTTCTTGTAGGTGCTAAAGTTGGAACAGGAGTATTTGTTGGTGTAGGTGATAAGTTCGGTATAAGCGTGGTTGTAGGTGTAGATGTGGCCGTCGACGTGGCTGTAGGTGTAGATGTGGCCGTCGACGTGGCTGTAGGTGTAGATGTGGCTGTAGGTGTAGATGTGGCTGTCGACGTGGCTGTAGGTGTAGATGTGTTTATTGGTGTGGCTGTAGGTGTAGGTGTGTTTGTTGGAGTTGCAGTCGACGTGGCTGTAGGTGTTAAATCTGGTGTAGAAGTTGCTTGAGGTGTACCTGTATTTGTTGGTGTTTTAGTTATAGTTGGTGTAACAGAGCTTGTTATATTAGGAGATACGTATGGTGTACCTGTTTGAGTAGGAGTAAGAGTAGGAGTAGCTAATGACGTTTTAGTGGGCGTTTGTATAGCGGTTCCAGTTGGCGTATTAGTTATTGTAAGGGTAAGGGTTGGAGTTGGTGTCAATAACGCAGTTGGGGTTAGTGAAGGACCAGAGGAAGGCGTTGCTGTAGGAGTCGGCGTGGATGTTATTGAAGCAGTTGGTGTTTGTTTGGGTTCTATTGCTTGATCTCGAGCTACAGGGTCTTTACCTAATACAGACTTATATAAAGGAGAAAGTCTATCTAATTTATTTTTTCTTTTAAAGTTATTATTATTAATAACTTCTTCAATAGGTAATATGGCCATACATTACTCCAATACATTTAATCCTTTTGAAAGATAAAAAGAAAACAGATTTTCAACTATTCCCTTATCTGATATCCAGTTTGTATATGAACTATTAAATGGAGATAAAGTAGTAAGACCGTCTTTCCAATTTATTATGTTATTGTAAAAAGTATTTTCCGGCTTATCTATAAATTCAAAAAATTTATAGTAGTTTCCTATATAAGATCCAGATATTGTATCAGATGCTACTAATCCCCATCCCCAATCATTAGAATAAGATGAAAGAGGTACTGTGCTTAAAAGTGTAAATCTAGATTCATTTACTAGATTGTATGTGTCGGAAAATATTTCATATGCAATAATAGGTACCCCTATTGAAATTTTACTAGTAAGAACAGATAATTCAGTACCGCGATTTACAGCATAATAAGAATTATTTACAGATCCTTTATCATAAAAATTTAAATTAAATTTATTTTGATCGCCCCATAAAATATTATGTTTTAATGAAAGTAAATTAACTAATCTTTTTAGGTTAGGAGGAAACGGATAGTTATAATCTTCAAATTGAATCCCTAATTCGTAGCAAAACGATATTAGCGAATCAACATTACATTTGTCAATATCACCATTATTATCAATAAAATTAGCTATTTTTTCATAAACAGTCTTACCTAGTGTATACGGCATAGAACTTACATTACCTACTATTGTTCCTAAAAACGTATCTAAAAAATTGTTATAGCTAAGCATAAAATCTTGAAAAGTAATCTGCTTATAGTATTCCGTCATATCAAAATTTTCATTTTCTTTTGTAAGTTCATACTTACCATTGGAAGAATATATATTAAAGACTGCAGAAGTACCTGTAATGGTTCTAACTAAGGATTCAGAATACATGTATTTGTTAATCCATCTAAATCCGTTCCAATCGCCGTATGCTTGATATCTTTTTTCCTCCCATGCAGAAATAGGATAAGATGTATCATCCAGCATACCCGGTAATAATGAAGCACTGTTTATCGGGTATGGCGGGTAAAACGCATCCACATAATAAATTCTTCCATCAATGTTATTAATAGCCCATATATACTGAGATGTATCACATATAATACCGTCAATGCTTTGAATATGACTTGTGTTATTAGCAGACCCTACCTTAACATCTGTACGTTGGGCTGTATATGCATCAATACGTGAAATAGTATCCCGATCATGTGAAACCCATGCATTCTGTCCACCATCTACACAAATATTACCAATTAATCTAAAGCCGGACAACGGATATTGAGGAATTAAATTGCCGTTAAAATCATATTTAAATAAATAATCGTTCCTAGATGATAAACTAAATGCACTTATTGTAGAATTGTTTAAGCAGGTTACCCAAACCATTTTATTTCTATCTACGCAAACTTCTACCGGTGAGTATAATGGTACGAACGGAATTACTTTTATTGTACTGCCGTATGTATTGTATTTTATTAGTAGAGAGCTTATCGGGTGCGTATAAGCAACCCAAAGATTATTATCAAAATCAGTATCTACAGAAGAAGGTAGAAGAGTATTTTCACCAGCAAAACCGCTAAGCTGAGGTAAATTATAATCAGAACTTAAATGATAAACTAAATTTTGATAATGCGGGTATGCTATATTTGTTATGACACCCGACAGCGCATGTACTTTAACTGTTGAAATACTGTCAAACAAGGATACCCATATATCTGAATTTTTATCTAACGCAATACTATTAGGAGCAGCGCTACTTAATACCGGTGATCTATAATTCAAATAAGCTACATTACCACTTGAATCTATAATAGTCTTAAAAGAAGTAAAGTCGAAAGAAGATAAAATTTCACCGGTGTTAGCATTTAATTTAAGAAGAGTATCTGCTACACCGTCTGCTACCCATGGGCGGTAGTCTTCTTCTACACCAGCTCCGGAAATTGCACATGCAATAGCGTATTGATTTCTGTTTTCATCAACAAATATATTTGTTTTTTGTGATGAGAGAAATATACCTACGGTACCTAAGCAAGAACTTATAATTTGCTGTCTAAAAAACCTTCCAATATATCTAGATTGTGGCTGTGCGATCCAAGAGATAAGAGTATCTTTAGGAAAATTAACGGGGTCTTCTACTAATACGGAACCCGTAAGCACTACATTTTCTACTGAGTAAGGGCTTACTAGATATCCTTTGAAAAAGCCTCCAATAGTGTGCGGTGTCTCTTCATTAAAATCTTCATAAAAAGATATGCCTGTTAAAGGTGTATATGTTTCATTACTAAAAACCTTAGAATATTTGCATAAACCAAATTTTAAATCGTAGTAACCAGTAGCCGTTCTTGTATCCGTTAAAGATGATGATAGTGGTGGGTATGTTTTTGTTGTATAGTTTTCGTTATCTTTAAATTTTATAACGAAAGGTATTTCTGAATTTTGCCAGCTATGGTATGGTATGTCGAACGAAGTTGCTGATAAATGACCTTCGCCGTCAATACCGTTAGTAGTAATAGAAAGACGTTGAGCAGGGTTATGTCTAACCTTAATAATAGGCATAGTAGTATAATTAATATTTTGAAACCCGCCCGGTGGGTAAAGAACAAAATCAAAAATATTACTGTATGTTGAATAAAAATCTTTAAACTTACTATTATCAATGGACGCAAAAATAATTATTGGGTTTTCTCTTGATGTGTAATTTTTTACTTTATCATCAACGTAGTGTGCTTCGCATTGTCCAGTTGTACCACAAAAGAAGGACCCAGGATCATTTTTGTTACACAAAACTAATTGCTTATTATCATTTATTCTTGCATAAATTAAAACATTAGTAGTGCTTAACTTATCAACAACAACATACTGTTCAGTGTCGCCTATTTTAAATTTACCGTAAAATCTTGAAAGAAGTCTAAGATGTGACCATTTATCGCTGTAATACCTACTAACATTAAGATAATCACCAGAAGCACCAGAAGCATAAAAATTTATTGTATAGCCTTCTGCACTTAATGCAGGCCAAGATTGCCAGCTAGAATACCGGCGCACTACTAATGGTTCAATTAGTTTACTAGCCGGTACGTCATAAATTAACCTTTTAAAAACTTCAAATCTTATTTCATCATGAACAAAATCTCTTATAGTGATAATCGGCTGATAAGTATTATCAAAAGCGTTACCCGCAGCATCGAAAACTGTTAAATTCGGTTTATATTTACCAGGCCATTTGTAAATGTGAATAGCTGTTAAATCTGAACTGTAAGTACCGTCACCAAAATCCCATCTAATTTTTTTATTGGAAATATTGTTTTCTGTAGAAAGTAGCGGAGATGTAGTAAAGTCCGGTACAAAAGTTAACGGTGTTATATCAATAGTATAAGAAGATAAGCTACTACGACCGGAATAATCTCTTACATCGTAAAAGAGATATGTAAAGTTTGTAGTTGCCATCAGTACTCCCTTACAAGAGACTGTATAGAAGGTGTAACAACAACAATTTTATTTACAAAATCTATAACATTGTTTATGTAAGGGAATTTATAATAGGGAAGCTGGGTATCCTGTGAAATAATATCTATATCATCATATGGATACACGGGATTATATATCACCATACTTACACCAGGAACTTGATATGTGTTTCCATTATAAAGTGTCTTTGTTTTAATATCATCAACACCTTCTAAAGCTAATATTTCATTCGTTATGTCTGTAAAAGAAATTAGTTTTCCTAAATTATCTGAAGTAGTTGAAAAGTAATTTTTAAAAATATCGTAAATTTGAAGTTTTAGTTCTTCAGGGTTTCTTTTGGCTGTTATGCTTCTGGTAATTTGCAAAGTAGCGTTGGTTGTTACATCGGGACTTAAAACAACATTAGGTATATTAACTGCAAAATCTAAACCTACATAAATAGGATCTATAATTACGGGCTCGCAGGTAGTAATTTTTATATCTAAAAGATCATTGAGAATGATCTGTTTTTGAGCTGAATTAAGATAATTTACCCTCGTAGTAAGAGATGTTAATTTGTTGAGTCTCGGTACAGCGTAAATATATACATTATTAAAATTACAAGAATCAGAAAATTTTACTTGATTAAAGAGCACACGAGAATTTAAATTAGGTTTATCTACTCCCAAATCAAAATAATATTTTAAATGCCCGGAAGTATAATCCCAATTATTAACAACTTTAGAAGAACAAATTATATTACCGTAATTTTTATCTATAAACGTTTTAAAGTCATTACTAGTTATTAATCTATACTGCGATTTAAATGTATTGAGAGCATTATTTTTAATGTTTTGAACGCTTTCACGTAAAACATACTGTGTAGAAGGATTGCTGTTCGTAAAAGTAATAAAAGTAGAATTATTATTATCAATAAGATTTATACCGGAGGGAATAATATTAGATTTTATTTGATCAAACCTTAGTGTTGAGTAGAAAAACAATCTGCTATTATTAAGTTGATTTGAACCTATCTCTCCTTTAGAGCCATTAGTTCTCAAATAATATATAGCAACTTCATCGTTTTCGTTAAGCTTTTTACCGGTAACATTATTACCAAATTTAATTTCGTATCTTTCATTTTCATTCATTCTTATTTCATATGTATTACTATTGCTTTTTTCAAGAAAAAGTGACTGTGTAGGGGACCATTGCTTCCAAGTAGGGTTATTAGAATTATTTTCCTTTACATAAACATGAATATTAAAGTGATCTATTTCGATATTATTGCCATTTGAATCTACTATAGTAATCGTTAATTGTTCGAAAGGTTCACCTGTTGCAATATATGAAGGATATTCAGTCCATGTACCTTGATACAGTAAATTATTTTCCTCTAAATCAGTTAATCTTTCAAGTTCATTAGTTAATTTTGTAAAGGTAATATCTTTATTAAAAGTATAGTTTATACCATTAACAGTGAAATAAGAATATCTAGCTATAGTATATGTACCCTGTTGAAGTGAAGTTGAACCTGTTGCTTCAAACGAAAGAATAGGTGTTTGATACCCTATGGGGTTGTAATTTAAAATTTTTACTATTTTATTAATATTGTCATATATTTCAGAAGTTGAAAAGTTACTTTCTGATGCAGTCCTATTTAAATAAAATAAAAGTACGTGATATGCGTAAGAAACTATATCGATAATTGAGTTTAAGTTACTTCCTTCATACCTTTGATCTGAAAATACATTAGATGTATTCAGTCGTTGAATAATAAGATTTTTAAGGCTAGTAGCATCGAATGCTACATAGCCGTCTGTAGGTAATGAGTAATCACTAAATTCTGACATAATTAGTTAAATATAAACCCCGAATTACTTAATGTGCCTGGTATAGTAATGCCTGCTATTTTCATACGTGGAGCTGTAATAGTAAGCAAAATATAATACTGTTGATTTTCTTCATCAGGAATAACCTTGAGTGATTCTATTGAAACTCTATCTATTTCATATATTCCAATACCCCTTCGTATTTCCTGACCTATACTCTCAGCTACATTCATTGATATGGGTTCAAACAAGTAACGCGATAGACCTATCCCAAAATCTGGATTTAAGAGCTTTTGACCTGGAAATGTATTAAAAAGATTAAAAAGTGACGATTTTATGGCACCTAAATCATATAATGCTTTTAAATCTTTAATTTCATCCTTTTTTAATAATTGATTGTTTTTTGTAAATTGATATTCTAAATCTAGCTTTATATCGCTGTAAGTAAAGTTCTTAAATGTTTTTGTCGGTGCTTTAACAGATAGTATCTTGATAGCCATTAAAATATTTATAAAAATAACTATTTTTAAAATGGGTAGGAGAAGAATAAATAATTATGTGAATAAAAAATTTGTCAAGTTGTTTGAAGCGACCATATCTAGGTTTAATCGAGGTGGGTTTTTAGCTAGTGACAGAGTTTCGTTTGTTGACAATGTTTTACGTAATGATTATTTTAAAAAACAGCCAGAAGAATTAGCTAATGCAGTTAAAGAGTTAATAAATTGTGGTCTTAACTTGAGAGTAAAAAATATTAAGTCCACTTTTCCTGCTGTCGGGGGAGCAGGGAATCCAGATAATTTTGGATATAGTTTCGCTGTTGAAGTTGCACCAGAAATAGCTCCAGGTAGATTGGATACTAATAAAACTGTTACCGTTCCTGCTGAACTTTTAGTACGCCAGGACGATGGTATAAATTTACCTCCCGTACCAGATTCGTTGGTAAGAAAAGATAGTTCATATATTAAACCTAAAAAAACATCAGATATTAAACAAGAAGAAATTCCCTTTTATCGCCCACATAATCAAACACATTTATCTAATGTAAATGGTAAAAATGTTGAGGGCGATAGAGAGCTTAAAAATATTAATGTTACAATTCCGTCTTCGCCTGCTGTTGGTGTAAAAGACCCTGCCATATCAGGTTTTCCAGACAGTTATACGATAGCTTATTTACCTAAGTAATATCGGATAGCTGTATAAAACAGCTATAGCAATTTATTTCTTGGTCTACAACAAATGCGCTTCTGTATAAATGCTCTGCAATTATTAGAAGGTATTTTTTTTTAAGCTCTAAATTTAATTCAGTTTCATTATAGAATTTTTCATCTATAAAATTAAATAAACCTCTTAGTAAATTTACATAATCTGAATTAAATTTTTGCTCATTTTCAATTAACGACTTTCTTAATGAAAGTATATTTTTAGATTGAATATTAGTAAGAATAAGTTTCAATACATCGTTAGTTTTGTTTTCAACTATAGATAACTTGCCTGAAGAAGATGCTTTATGTAGTTCGTTTATACATTTACGGAGATCGGGGTAAAAAGTTTTTACTATGTGTGCAACTTTTATTTTATCTTGTTCAGATATAGATATATTTTCATTCTTTAAAATATATAAACATCTTTTTGCAACAAAAGTAAGTGGAGGTACTAAATCTAGACTCTGGCATCTGCTTTGAAGAGCAATAATGATTCTGTGTTTATAGTTAGCAGTAAGAATAAAACGAGTAATTTTAGAGTGCTCTTCCATAGTGTTGCGAAGAGCTCGTTGTCCATCAAGAGAAAGACCGTCCGTTTCATCTAAAATTATAACTTTTATTTTGCCATCTATACTTTTAGTTTGAGCGAAGTTAGTAACTTTAGTTCGAATAGTATCAATACCGTTTTCATCACTTGCATTTATATATAAATACTGACACTTTAAAATATCATTAACAATAATTTTAGCTAATGATGTTTTTCCTATACCGGGCGTTCCTGTAAATAATAAATTAGGTATTTCATTTTTTTCAGTAAATGAATTAATAACAATTTTATTTTCTTCTGAGATAACAAAATCATCCAACGTTTTAGGTCTGTATTTTTCGACCCATATATTATTAAAATCTAAACTCATTTACCAGAGGATCCAAAACCTTTATCATTTCTATCTGTTAACTCTGCTGTACCCCAATCTATAGCCATAGGTATATTTAAATATAATACAAACTGAGCAATGCGTTCCCCAGCTTTAATTTCATAGTCTTTGTCTCCTAAATTATAAAGTTTAATACCCGCGTCACCTCTATATCCATTATCAATTATACCTGGATGAGCGAGTATACTGTGTTTAAAACCTAATCCGCTTCTACTTTCGACTTTAATCCAATATCCGTCTGGTATACTTGCAAATTTTAACCCGACGTTAACTATGTTATTACCTTTAGAGGGTATAATTTTATCTTCGATAGAATATACATCAAAACCAGTATCAGATTCATGATTTTTTGTAGGAAGTTTGGCATTGTCATGGGTCTTTTCAAATTTTAAAACAGGCATATATAATAAATTAGGATCGCTGTAATACATAATAACATTTTATAATGCAAACCACAAAATTCAACATAAGTAATTTAGATGAGTGATGAACTTAACGAAATGGTTGGTGATTTACTAAATCAGCTTCAAACCGCAGAAAAAAAAGCTAAAGATGTTGAAAAAGAGAAAGACCCTTTAAAAAAGGAGAACTTAGAAAAATTTGTAATTGAGAATGCAGGCAGATTAGTTGAAGAAAGTTTAGGTATGATAAAAAATGTTAAGGACTACATAATTTCAGCTCCTGAACATAAAGATGTTACAGCGTTAGCAGATTTAGTTGCAGCTACCTCATCAGCTATTGAAACGTTGAACAAAATAATTGTTACGGACAAAAGAAATGAAGCTATTATTAAGGTCAAAGAAATGGATATTAAAAATAGACAAGAAAAATACGAAGGAGAAATCCAGCCTAAGAAATTATTATCCAGAGAGGAGGTGTTTAAGATGTTAATTGATGATAGAATAACGGATGCAAAAATTATTAAAGATAAAAATTAACATTTAAAAAACTTATCAAAGAAATTCTTAAACACATTGTTAAAGTTAAATTTAATTTTTTCTGCTAACTTACTAAAGTCAAAGAAGTTAATAAAATTATTAATAAGAGCTTGAATCTTTGATTCGAAATCGGCAAAAGGATTAGATAAAGTAAAGTCATATAGACCGGACGTATCTACTGTAGGAGGAACAAAGTTACATACAACATCCTTTAAAGATTGAACGAGCTGAAGTGCGCCGGCAGGATTAGCAATCATAGCTGGATTCATAACTATTGAAGGTCCTAGTTCTGCTAAAGTTTGTAGAGAGCCAAAATTAACTTTAGGAATAATATTGGGTATTCCAAAATTACCTAATAAATTGGTTATTTGACTTATTGAACCTGTTATACCTGTGTTATCTAAATTAGGAATAAAATTACCGGGTAAAAATGTAGAGAAATCTACTGACGGTAAACCTAAAGGTACTCCTAAGCTTGAAATTTCAGAAACATATTGAAATGCAGTATTTTGAGATAAAATTTGAGTTAATTGGTTATCGAGTTTAGTTATCGGGTTAGTAAATCTTTGATTAAGTTCTCCTATAAACTCATTAACTCTAGGAGTAAAATTAGTAAAGCTATTTATATTTAAATTTTCTGTGGTTGTATAAAATCTATTACGATTAAAATCTTCTGCAGTATTAAAATACTGTGTATCTATAGCCGATGAAGTAGTTTCAGATGCAGATGCATTGTAAGATAATGTTGATTTTAATGATGCTAAAGATCTCTGTATTGTTGTAGGTGTGATAACAGGTTGAGCCTTTTTGTTTAGTAAATCTAATTTTTGAGAAAGACCTTCAACCTTTACATCTATAAGATATCTATAGATTTTTTGAAGATTGGAATAAATTTCATTTTCTGAAAAGTTTCTAGGGTTATAAGCAACACTATCATTTAAATTACTGTAATATGAAATATAATTAAACGTTCTATAAAATTCTTTTTGTAAAAGCTTAACAAAAGAACTCATGTTCTTTACATTTTCATTGAAATAGTTTAGATCGGTAATAAGATTTACCGAATGTGCAACAGTGGGATCTAGTTTATCTATCATTACACCGCGCTTACAGTACTGAATATTAACAAGGTTTGTTCTTAATAATGTAGTTGTTCTTCTGCTTAATTCTTCTGATATTTCTTTGGCATTATCGCTAAGCTTGTTATTTATAGATACCGGCCAGGTTACAGGTTGCGAATACTGAAATAAATGCGTATCAAAATAAGGAATAACTGCATCGTCTAGCTTAACTTTTGAATTTACTAATGATCCTATACTATCACTAACATCGTCGTAATAGCTTTGTAATTTATTTTCGTTTTCTAGCTTACTTTTAGTCAAATCCTTAATAGTTTTTACTGTATTATTATATTTTTTAACCCAATAAACTACAAATTCATTATTAAATTTATCTAAGTAAGTATTATCTAAAGAGGAATAAAAATCACTTAAAGCAGAAACTTGGTCGGATGCTTGAATAGTAGCACGATAGTTAATTGCAGTGCTAAGTTCTGTTACGTAAGTTCCGACATAATCTATAAAATTGGTGTAATTTTTTATTGAATCTAGTGTTGAAGCGAGTTCTGTGTCTAAAAACTCAGGATAAAGTGTTTTATTAAATGTTTTATTATTTTGACTAGAAGAAGGAATAATCATAGTGCATTATTATTTAAAAATAAATTAGAACTAGCATAGGTTTTTACACATTTAATTTCGTTAGAATAATCCCCGTCCTTAAAAATATGTCTTACATTAACTATAAAATAAATACCTAGAACTTTAGAGTCAAAATCATTTACTTGAATAGCACCCTGTCTATCTAGACCAATAAATCTACCTGCTTGTCTATGAGTAGATCCCACTGTAGTAAACGTGAGCATTTGATTTAAAAATACACCAGCTCTTAAAAATTTATTTCTGCCTGCAGATAACCTTTGATCCGAATCAGTACTGTTTACAGAATATACGTTTTTAATATTTTTATTTTTTTGCTTTAAGATACCGGGCAAATAGTTATTTGATGGGCTTCTGCTACCTCTTAATGTAGATACATAATTCTTATTATAAATATCCATTGATGTTTCTATAGAATTTCTTTCAATATCAATGTTAAATGCTTTATCCCCGGTATTATAACTATGTACTAATCTAGCAACAAGAGCGTCTTGAGAATAAAGACCGGGCATAAAGTCCGTAGTATAATGTGTTAAATTGTTCCATAAATTAAAATAAGCACCTATTTTTGGTGTAAATCTTATTTCTTGGACCGGTATAGTATTTGTACTGTCGTTATACTCTCCGATAATATATGTTTCTAAGTAGTATTGATCACCGGTATCTCCATTACCGTTATAAGCCCTATCAAAAAAACTTTTTAAACTAGCTAACTTAAAAGACCTGTTATGTCTTTCTATTTCTAAGAAGCACTGATCAAAATTATTACCTGCAGTACTTACATGGCGGCTAAGAAGATAGTTTAGACTGTCAATTGCTTTGTATTGTGCAGGAGCTGAAAAAAATATACCTGTGGCTCCTTGATCCCATTCTTCACTTATAGTTATACCTGGACCTTCTGTGGAATCAAATGTTTTTTCAAGCAATGCTCGTATTGCATCACCCGTATAAAGTTGACGCTGGATATCACTTAACTGAGTAGTATCACCTTGAAGTAATAAAGATGTAGAAAAATCTACATTTTTTTCCTTTAAAATTTCATAGTAGTTATCCCAAAAATATAAAATTTTATGCTTTCTTCCCGGAGAATTATCATTTACTTCTTCGTTATTATAAATAGCAAAAATAAAATTCATTTTAAATATACTATCAATAATTACCGATTCTGAATCGCTAGTAGAATTTATTTCAATTTTTGGTTTTATTTCAACAATTAGAAAATCTCTACTATCGCCTCTAAATAAAAACCCACGATTAGATGAATTAGCTAAATCGTTTGCAGCTTGTGGATCATTGCGTTCAAGGTAATCAAATGTGTTATCTAATATAATGTAACCTTGATGATAAAAAATTTCAAAACTATCTTCTATAACTAATTCTTTTACAGCTGCAGGCTTTATTTGTCTAGCTCTACCGTCAGCAGATTGTAAAAATACTTTAAATGTATAATAGTCATTTCCTATCTGACTACTTACTATATTAGATAAAGCAGGGTCGTTCATGTTAGATACGTCTGTAATTCATCTATAACCTGTCGTACAAATGTAGGTTTTAATATTTTTAATGTAGTTCCAATATTAGGTATAATAATTGGGTTATAGATGTTATTTACTAGACATATTAACCACCAAAGATCAATCGTTTTGTAGGCGTTATAACTAATCATCGTCCAAGGAAGCCTCTGGCGTACGGTAATATAATCTATCATAGTTTCATTAATAAGCTTAGGAAAATAAACAGTGTTAATAATATTATAGAAATATTGATTATTTTCTGTTTTAAAAAGTTTAAATATATTTTCATACTTTGTATCACTTAAAGTAGGAAGCTGTAAAACTTTATTTTGATATATACCATTCATGCAGTTCTAAATATAGTTTGATTAAGTTGGTTGATTATACCACCAAATTGATCTGTTGTATTTAATCCTAATAAATTTCGTTCTTCATTTGAAAGACTAGCAATATCGGCTGCAGCTTGTTGAGTATTTGTATTGACTGTATGAAAAAGTAAGTTTTTAGATTCCGAAAACATACTTTTTAAAGCGATAGTTATTTTATAAGCATCGGGAATTATAGCTTTAATATTTCTGGTAACTGTTCTTTGAGATACTGGTGTAGATTGATTAGATGTTGTAAGAGGCCTATTAAAACTACCTCCGGCGCCTCTACTAATTTCATTATTTAAATCATTACTATTTGTATTTGCTGTGCTATTGTTTGTTTGGGGGGTGAACTGACGAGTTTCAACTGGTATAGTCAAATCTAATTCTCTTCTAGATCCTTGAAATTCAATTTGCATTCCTGTTACATAACAAAAAGGTAAAAATTTTACTCCAGGTATTCTAACTTCATATACAGGGGGCGGTTCAACAATAGATTTTGATTGACGCGCAGGTTTATTATTGTAAAGAAGTAAGAATACAAGCTGCCAGTTACGCACAACATCATCATAAGTTAAAGAACCAGTATTAATTAAAGGAAAAGAGAACGTAATATCTTCACCTTCTGTTGGATAATTAAAAAATTTAGCCCTTTCTTGAAAAGTATAATTGAGCGGGGCTTCTAATGTTTGTAATGCTTCCTGAGCATTAACAATACCTTCGACCCCGCCTTTTAATAGGCCTAAGAACGGGTTTGTTATATCGCCAGAAAAGCTATTACCGCTGTACCCTTGATAATTTTCAAAATATGGCAATACAAATTCCCACCCAGTGTCTTTTGTAATGTATAAATTTCTGTAAGGCTCAAGCCAAGGTGACTGATCATACACATTATTCTCATCTCTAACATCAGAAGCAATTCTTCTTGTGATATCAGACAAACGAGTACTAATTACGGGTGTTGCTGTAGCACTGATCTGTTCCACTTGTTGTGCTGTAGTCTGGACATTACCTAAAGCACTATTAATCATATTATTCATTTCATTAGCAGCTCCCTCTCCAAATATATTTCTAATTATCCCTTGAGCTGAATCTACTGATGCGCCAAAAGAATAAATTAACTGAGATACAAGAGCATTAACTTTAAGTCGTTTTTCCTTCAGTATAATTGTCGGTACTTCTTTTCTAGCTTCAGAACCCGGTTTAGAATATGTCCAATAATAGTCATTAGCCACATTTAAGCGACCACCCCTTTGACTGCTCCCCGGTGCTACTAGATAGGGTGGATTATAAGTAGAAAAAGGCCCTTGATTAAAAGTACTATCTGCAGCAGTCTTATCTTTATAAGCAAAATTCCATATTAACCCCGCCATAAAATTATTTATTCATTAAACAACAGAACGGGCTATGTTAGATCTATATCTTAAAGCTGACGTTTCTGAATTATTAACAACAATATTATTTGGTCTATTATTCATTAAAATATTAGATGAAAAATCCTTATTTCTTATATCCTTGAGAAATGGTATATGAGAGTCTACAGCTTTAAGCTGCTTGGCTTGAAGTAAAAGACTTTCTTTATAAAAATTTTCTAAACTAGAGAATTTTTTGTTTAAATCCTTAACCTCTTTTAAAAGTTTTTCGTTAGATTCTTTTGTTTTTATTGAAAAAGATTCAACAATATTATCTATAGGACCGCCTTTACGCACTGCAAAAAATTGATCGTTCTTACTAAAGCGAAATGCCTGTTGACCGGAAAATAAAACTTTATCTTTTGTACTAATAAGGTCGCCCGCTTTTTTAACAGGCAATTCTGTCTTTTTACGTGTTCCATCAATGTCTTCTAACATATCTTCAATATATTTTGCGTCAGCGAAATCCTGTTCTAATGTTCTTTTAGACTTACCGGTAATTTTGTTCCATGCATCTTTCCAAAAAGCAGCAGTAAAGATTTTTGAAAAGAAATCTCGTATTTGAATACCCGTATGAACAACACCCTCTCCAATCCAGTGACCTATTTTCTGTAGTTCTGTACCTAAAGAAAAGTTTGTGAAAAAATCTTCTAGCTCTTGACTAAAAAACTTAAAGAATGTCAAGTATGGTCCTTCTTTTTTATCTCCGAATAAACTATCCCATGCCTTACCTATCCAGTAAGGCAGATCGGCTATCAAAAACTTCATAAACATACCAATCCCTTTATATAGCACCTCAGGAATAGCGGAAAAAATGAGCCCAAGCTTATTAAGCGTATCTTGTTCTTCAAAAATTTTTCTTATAATTGGTTCTATTTGTTTTAATGTTAAGAACGCAAGAGGAAATAAAAAACCACTAAACCAACCTACAACATTTAAACCTATAGTAGTAGCAGCAGCAGTTAAAGCAGCGTCATCGATTTTTTCACCTTTTATTTTTCTTTCAACTAACTGAAAAATTGTATCTAATGTAGAAATAACAGAACCAATATAAGGTATTTTTCTAATTACTGTGCCAACACCAGGAATTTTTTCTAGCGCTTTAACTGCATCTCCTAATTTACCGGCTAAAGACGCAAGAATATTTTTAGCACCATTAATAAACCCATTAAATGCTTTACCAAAACCTTGTAACGCTTTTTGAAAAAGAGGTTTAGGTTTATCAAGTTGTTTAGTAGTTGTTTCTAGTTCATCTATTAATTTCTCTATTGAATATCCTTCTTGTCGAAATTTCAATAATTCATCTAACATTTGTAATTTTTGTTTATTTTGAGCTAAAGCAGGCCCGCCTCCGTAATTAACCCCGAAAGCATATTTTTTTTCTTTTAAATATTCAGTAAGTTCATCTACATTTAAATTACGTATGTAACCTGGTAATTCTTTTAGTTGTTTTGTAAAAGTTTTTATTTCTTTTAGAGCTTTAAGAAAATTTTCGGTTTGCCAGAACCTAGGAATTTTTAATTCTCTCATAAACTTTCCAAACTTGGATTCCCGCAAAGATTTAGCTATATCATCAAAAATCTGACCTAACTTTGAATTTTTAAACCCTTTCCATAATTTATCTCTTATAGATTTAAAAACGTTGCCTAGATCTTCACCAAGCTTTAACCCTTTCCACCATGCTTCGAGTCCTTTAAGTTTATCTTTTAAAAATGCTATAAGCCCAGCTATGAGCCCTACTATAAGAGCTGCTATCATACCCCATAGTCCGGTTTTTTTATCTTCTAGTTCTTTTTTATCTATATTAAATGTTAGTAAATTTTTTAAAGCTTTACGAATTCCTTTTTGACCATCAGGAGTAATACTATCAATAGTAATTGGAACGGCTTGAAATATTCTTCTTTTTTGATTAAATCTTCTAAGAAGCGTTTTTTCTTTCTTTTCATCTGAAAACAACTTATCTCTTAATCTCTCCATTTCCTGTTCTTTAAACCCAGCAGGAAGTTTAGTTTGTTCTTCTTGATTGCTTAGAAACAACAGTAGCTGCGATACTTTTTGATCTATAACACCTAAATTATCATTTAATACATTTAGATTGCTGTCTATAGCTGTATCGTCCATATGAATATTTAACGAAAAATACTAAAATTAGACGGTAAAAAACGAAGCATCTATAGAAAACTCAACTAAATTGCCATCTAATGTAAAAAACTTTTGTTCAAATTGTTTTGTTTCATTTATATAAGACAAAATAAGGGTATTAGATGTAAGAGGTAGCTTTTCTACTAATTGTTTCTTTTGATTAAAGGTAATTTCATTAAAATTAATATCTACAGTATTGCTACCGTTATTAAACTCAATTCTATTAATATATTTTATAAGTTCATTAACGTACATTTCACCAATTGTTTCTTTTGTCAGTTCCTCTTTATTTTCTAAGGAAGTAACAAGCTTTTTAGATTCTTCATTGATTTCTACTTCGGTTTTAAAATTTGGAATAGCTAGATGTATTTTTAATGCGCCGTCCTCTACTGTTTTTAACTTTAAATCTGTAGGAAGTGAAATGTGATTGTAAAGAACAAAAGAAATATCTTTTTTTTCATTAGAAACCGTGACAATTGGACTTAATGAAACAGCTCTTAATGATGATATGATGTAAGATCTGTCTGTAATTAAAAAATTAATTCCCTTTTCAAGACTACAATCGTTAACTATATCACAAAGTAGGTTTACAAATGAAATCCCTGCTACATTTTTATCTAAAGCGCTTTTTACAACGTCTTTTTGCTGTTTTGTTGTTAGGCCTTTAAATTTTAACTGCCTGTTAAGAGAAGGTACAAAAATATTATGCTCTTTATTAAGAGCCGACAAAACATCTAGCGTTTTATCAAAGTTTTCCATATAATTATTTACCTAAGGGTATAGATTTTTCAACATTGCTGTTTTTTGAATTCTCCATCTTTTCATATTCTTTTTCTAAAAGATTTTGAAGTATAAGATTTTCAGCTAAAGTGTTTTTATCGATGTATTCAGCAGAAAATTGTGTTTTGCTAACTAAAATATATTGTAATTCGTATAGATTTGTAAGATTTGAATTATATAGAGCCTTAAGTAGTTCCAGCATAGAAGCATCATATGGTCTTAACGGTATAACCGGGCCAATTTTCATATCCAAATTTAAATTTTTAAAATCATTACTTAAAACTGTAAAATATTCCTGTAAATACTTTGTAGTACAAATAGGTATGCTTTGAAAAAGTCTGTTTTTTTCTTCTATTGAAAGTTTATTAACTAATATTTCTTCTTTTTCTGTTTTAACTACATGAAGCAAATCATAAAACACATCAAACATATCGTTAAATGTAAAGCTATATGGAAGACCAAGTAAAAAAGAAATATTATCTATATTTATTTCGTTTGAAAACTCTGTTTTAATGTCAAGACACTGTTGAAGAAAGGGTATAAGAGGGAATTTGTAGTTACCGCCCTCTTTTTTGTACTCAACATTAGGAGAAACAGATATACATCTAAGCATTAGTAATGAACAAAATTTGTCATAGCTAGTTAACTGCGATAAGACATCTTTTTCTACTATATTTTCTTGTAAAATTTTTGTAAAATAATCAGAAATATGCGTATCGTTGTTGTTAGTAATAAACTTGTTAAGAGTTTTGTATTGAGCAAACGAAAGTTCTTTTAACTTAATGTCCTTTTGTAGGGTAGGAGCATAGCCATTAAAGAAAAAATCACCCATGTAATAATTTATTAGGGTTTAGATAAATCCTATGGGATTAATACTACCAATACCATTTTGAAATGTTGTAACGCGCGGTATAGCACCCTGCTGAATACGGTTAATAATGTCTGCTAAGGCTAAATAATTGTTATTTTCTACAGTATAATTTGAAAATGTCCATCTAGTACTAAAGATATCTAATTTATCGGTATCATAATCAAATGTTTCCTCACCAATATTGTAGGGAATACAGTTATAAAACGTCCATATCTTACGAGGAATCATAGAAATAGCTCTCAATGTGCGTGTATATTGAAAAATTTGAATATTACATTTAATATTTTTATCATCTTTGCGCTGCCCATTATCGCCCGGGCGAGCCACCATTCCGTAATGTGAAGCTAAAATTGTCCAAGGACGTATGACAAAGTCTATAAACGATGTATTGGTTTCTCTAAAATCAATTGTTAAAGTTTTAGGGGTATTCGTTCTAGGGCCTCCTAATATACCAGGTAAATAACCACGGTTATTAGAAACTGAAACGGATTCGGGATCAAATTCTTCTGATGGTAGTGTTATAGAACTAGCAAATAAGCACCCAATTATCTTTTGATAAAATAAACTATTCAAAAGAGTTGTTGCCGGGTTTATATCAAACCCTCGACGCCCGCCATCTATACGTTCTAAGCCTTGTATAATACTTGTGCGTAATGCTTTAGGGTAATTATCTACTACCATTACCCATTGTGTTGATGTTGGTATAGAAGAAAACCAAGATTCCATTTGTACTAAAAAATAATCTCGTACGCTTATAATAGGTACAGCAGGGAGATTAAAACCAAATAAACTAGCGAACTGAGGTGCAAAAGTAAACTGATTAAGATTTTGTGAAATTCCTCCTAGAAAGGAACTATTCGGGTCCGATATCACCTAATTATTTATTAGGGAAACCTAATTAGCTCACAATTCTATAGTAATGATAGGCTAATGTACCTGTAAATTCTATTGTATCGCCTGTACCGGTAGCAATATTATATGTAAGTGCACCTACTTGACGAGGGGAAACACCAACTAACTGATACTGCTGTACACGGTTCAACTGATTGTCAAGCTGTACCAAGTCAATAACAGATGTTTGGTTTGGTGTAAAATAATTTCCCGTGCTGGTGGCATCATCAAACGTGTCTCTTGTCCATTGTTCAAACTTTTGACGAATTTGGGAATTTGCATCTGCATAGAACGTTACGTCCCATGCATCGCTCCCCGGGTATGTTGCAGTACCTGGTATATTAAAATTGAGACCCATGTAAGGAACCGTAATATTTGTAATTGAACGCGCTGGTAATGAAGTTGATTTAATATAGACTAAATCGTTGTTATCGAATGTTACGCCACTGGCACCACCGGCGTTAATGTTTAATACACGAAAATTAAAGTCGCGTGCAAATTCTCTTGATGTTGCTACTCTGTAAAAGTCGGTTATAAGTTGATTTACATCGGCCATAAAATTATTTATCCCTTACGTTACGATCTCCTGGAAGTTTGTACCAGTTCTCGTAGCATAGAAGTTACATAATATAAATTCTGCTGTACGTACCGGCTTCACATAAATATCAATTACAAGTACCCCGTCATCAATAATTTCTGGTGTGTTGTTACGTTCGTCACAGATAATTAAGTAATCAAATATACCCTGTGTATTCTTTGCATTATCAAATATCGGTGTGATTGTATTAACCACATTAGTACGTGTAAACAGTGTATTCGGTTCGAACACAAAAAACTTGACGGTCTCACGTGTTCTGTTCTCTAAGCTTAAGAATAACCTACGGACGTTAATGCGATCAAATACGCTGGGCTTTTGCTGCAGGGTCTTTTGACCAAAGATTACGAATCCTTCGGCAGGGAAGAACGCAATCGGATTAATACCGATCTTATACAACTGATCGCGCTGTTTTTGTTTTGGATAAAACGCTAAATCATTAAGGCCTGTTACAATACCGCGTGTAAATCCTGCAGGTGCATACCAAGGCTGATATGTTGAGTCTGTATTTGCAAAGTTAGCAGCAGCAAATCCAGAGAACGGTACCCAGATTTGTTGATTTGTAATAACATCTACCGTCCGACCACAATTTGCAAAGGTACAAGCATAGTTTGTATTAATGGCATTAAATTGATTACGTAAAGGCCAGTAGATATTTGTTGAAAAGCTCTTTGTAGGATCATCTAGCGTCTTAACATTAAGTCCCTGTACAAAAATATTTGTAATAGGATCTGCAATATAAATATGATCTTTACGCTTGTTAGAAGCAAAGTTAATAAATTCATTTGCAACACCTAAATAATTTTGTATGACAGAAGGAATTACTCGAAGATCGGATGCACTTAACGCGTTGATCGCACCGTATACAATAGAATCATCGAAGTAACCGTCTGTTAATGGGTTAAACGAATTGATATAAACGGTACCTAAGCCGGCTTCAACCGTTATGTTAATCGGATATACATCTGCATTTTCAAGTTTATCAAAGGCTGCTACTAATTTAGCAGGAACATTACCAATAACCTTAGTAGTAAGATCTGTGCTCTCGTAGTCGCCTAGTGAAAACAATGCGTTTGTTGTACCGTATGTATTAATAAAAGCTTGTAAAGATGCGGAAGGAGCGCCAAGACGGGTTTCATATTCATCTGCACTTTCATCAACTTTCGGAGTTGCTATGGGTTCACTCAAGAACCTTACCATTTTTGAAGGTATACCAGAGAGATCTAACCATGTTGTTGTAGCTTTATTAGAAATATAGGGATTAACAAGCGTCGTTATATTTAAAGACGTATCATCAAGATTTTCTAAAAAGAAGCTGGTGGGTGGTCCGCCATTTACGTTATTGATCTGCCTAAAATTATCAAATGAACCAATAAAGCCTTCTTCTAGAACATAATCAAGAGCGATTGTATCTGGTGAAAAGATAGATTGACGTAGTTTGAATAAGCCTACAATAGCGGTATCATTAAATTGTGGATTATAAATATTAAATGTAGGGATATTTTCAAGTACTTCTGATATACTCCCGGCTACACCAGCGGGAGCAGCACTGAGAGGGAAGTTTAATCTAACGCTAGGTATATCAATATAGTTATTGATAAATAGGTTGCTATTATTAATTGTTTTAATAGCATTTATATCGTTAAAAGGAGTAGCCGGATCAAGATTAGTATTATCAACGATACCTACATAATAACCTTCGTAACGAGAATTAATAGATGACTGCGATTTGTTGAGAATAATTAAACCAGCAGCACTTAAAGAAGGTACAGTTTCAAATGTTGCAACACCACCCGTATCAGCGCTCCAATTAAAAGCGTTACCTCTTAAAATATCTAGATATTCTACTTCAGATAATCTTACATGTGTCGGTTTACCAAAATAATAATGAGAATTTGCAGTTGTAAGTGATGTGCTTGAAGCACTGTTAACATATGAAACCACTGGATATACTAATGCACTAAAATTTTGACTTGTACCTACTCCGGCGCCACCACCATAAGGTAGGCGATACACAAGAACATCAGCAGGGCTCTGAAAAACTGCTTTTACAGTATGATAAAAATATCTCTCAGCAGCATTTGTGGGTTGGCCAAAGATTTGTTCAAATTGTGAAATACTTGCAATTTTAAAAGGCTCGGCAACAGGACCTCTTGAAGCAAAACCAGGTACAAAAACTGTGGTTGCAGCTTGTCCTATAGCTGCTAATGAAAGGTCTACTTCTTTAATTTCAACACCGGGGCTTTGGATCGTACGTGCCATATAAATTATTTATGTTTTTTTGGATAAAGTTTTTTACTTTTTTCTTTACATATCTACATCTTTTACTAAGGAGACATAAAACTGGGAGTAACTAAACGCAAAGCTTGTTTCTATTTCAGTACCATCCCGGTAGTTAAAATTTATGCCACCTAGGAATGTAGGGAATGACTGAATATATTTAAACTGTACGGTTTTTTTGTTATATTCATCTAAAGCATATATAGAAATATCGGCTCTATAGTTTAAGTTGACTTCTCTAACTAAGTTTATATCTTCAGGTTTAGAGATACCGAATTCTTTAAGAGCTTTAGGAGTTTTAGTCAAATTATCTATATCGAATGTTCCTTGTTTTTCGTCATTAAATAAGTTTAACCATGTATAAATGACCCAATAATTATTAAATCTATTATCAACCGTAAAGTTTACAACCATGGGAGGATAAGGATTTCTATTATAACTGCTAGTTGTCAATGTTTGACCCCCATATCTAACTACTGAGGCACTTATTTCAATGTCTGGAACAATAATACCAAATACTGAAAACTGAAGAGTATCCGGTATAATAATATTGTTATCTCTTACATCTTTTGTAGAAATTTGTTTAAGAGCGGGCGGTACATTAAACGACATTAAAAATTTATCGCGGCGTGATTTATTAAAAGGGCTCTGCTGTAAAGGAGTAAGAATACTCATATATTAATTTAATCTCTTCCAGCCTTGGGATTCTAATTCTTGCATATCAGAAATAGCATCAGATTCAGAAGCTGGTATAATAATCGGTATAGGTTTGAAACCAGTACCGTCTTTTTCATTACTGTAAATTGATCCCGGATTAACGAAATATTTTATACCGTAATCTAGAGATCGTATTCTTAAAGGTTTTTTATTTGAATCTAACTCTAATATTTC